CAGCAGATAAAGCTGGAGATGGAACAACAACTTCAACCCTATTAGCACGTGAAATGGTAAAAGCTGGATTACAACATATTAACAATGGTGTAAACGCAGTAGAAGTAAAACGTGGTATTGATGCTGCTGTTAAACAAGTAGTTGAGCATCTTAGAGAACAAGTAGCAGAAGATATATCAAATGAAGGACAACTAGAACAAATCGCTACTATTTCAGCAAATAACGATTCTGAAGTAGGTAAATTGATTGCCACCGCAATTGAAAAAGTAGGTAGAGATGGTGTAGTTCATATTGAAGAATCAAAATCAGATGAAACATATCTTGAAACAGTAGAAGGTATGCAGTTTGATAGAGGATACAAATCACCATATTTTGTTACAGACAATAGTACAATGACTTGTACTTTAAATGATCCTTTTATCTTGATTGCGGATCAAAGATTTACTCAAGTAAAAGATTTACTTCCAATTTTAGAACATGTTTCAACAACAAACAAACCTCTATTGGTAATCGCTGAAGATATTGATGGTGAAGCTTTAGCTACATTAGTAGTAAACAAAGCAAGAGGAAGTATCAAAGTATGTGCTGTTAAAGCTCCTGATTTTGGAGATAGAAGAAAACTCATTCTTGAAGATATTGCTACACTAACAGGTGGAACTGTATTTGATAAAGATAAAGGAATGAAACTTGATAGATTCAGTTGGGATTGGTTTGGATCAGCTCGTACAGTTACTATCTCTAAAGAACAAACTACAATTGTAGATGGTAAAGGAGATGAAACAGCTATCAACAACCGAATAGAAGATCTTCAAAAACAAATAGACAACGCTAAAACACCATTCGAAAGAGAACAACTTCAAAATCGTTTAGCTAAAATGGTAGGTGGAGTATCAATCATCCACGTTGGAGGATTTACTGAAACAGAAATGAAAGAGAAAAAAGACCGTGTTGATGATGCTTTGAATGCAACTAAAGCAGCTGTTGAAGAAGGTATTGTACCTGGTGGTGGATCTGCTCTATTATATGCTCGTGAAGCTATTACTAATACTAAAGAAGATAAAGATAGTAGTGTTCATTTAGGTAAAAGTATTGTTTATAAAGCATGTGGTAAACCATTCGAACAAATTCTTAAAAACGCTGGATTAAACGATAGTGAAATTTATCCAATCCTAAGCGAAATAGGAGAACAAGGTGAAGGTGGTTCAAAACCATGGTTTGGTTTCAACATTAAAAAAGAAGCTATAGTAAACATGAAAGAAGCAGGAATTATTGACCCAGCTAAAGTAACTCGTACAGCATTAGAAAATGCAGCTGCAGTTGCAGGATCAATCCTAATCACAGAATGTATTATAGTTCAACACCCTGAAGTGAAAGATCAATCATCTGAAATGCCAATGTATTAAGATGGATACTACATTAAAAGAAACTTTAATTCAAATTGCAACAAGAATCCCTCCAGGGGATTCTTGGCAATTGATTAAAGATGGAGAAAATAGTACTGTATACAAGTCGCTAACAGATACTCTTCAAGCATATTTTGAATCTACTGGATTTAAAGGAGAATATCGTTTAGCTCCATTGAGTGGAAAAATATATATTATATCACAAGAAGAAGTTGAAATACCAGTAGAACAACCTAAAACATATAGTTTTTATGGAGATAATTTCAGACAGGGGATATAATATTTATAAACATGATAAAATTAACTAATCTACTAAAAGAAATACAGTGGCTTAAAAGTTCACCAGATTTAGCTGCTGAATATTGGTTTCCATTAACTCCAAATATAGCTAAAATCTTAAATGAAAGAAAAACTATTAAAAGTTTTCATATAACTAACTTTGAAAAATTAAATCAGTTAAAGTCTTTAGAAGGTACTAATAAAAGTATTAGTACTATGACTAGAAATAAAAATATAAAACTATATAGAGATTTAAAAGCACATTGGAACCATGGAGTATTATGTTATTTAGAAGGAAACATAGTATTAGAAAGTAGAACAGACCTCATGTCTGTCCCAGATGATACTGGAAGAAGATGGATTAATTTTGGATCCCCAGGAAGTAATGTTTCTTCACTTAGTTTGCAATCTAAATTTAAAGAATTTATAGATAAAGAAGTAGGGGATTCTAAATCTGATTTAAAAAAATACATTAATGCTTCTAATAAGTTTGCTCAAGAAAACACCACTGAGATACTAACAAAAATGTTTGGAGGAGATTTATATGATGAAGAATTAGGAGATGCTAATGAAATTATAATAAATAAAATAAAGTTATTAGATTGTGCTTATAGCGATGAAGCAACCCCTGAAGAAATAAATACTATAAATCAAATATTCCCAGGAGAAAAAATACCAGTTCCTGTTGGGACAGATGAAGCTTATAATATTGTAACTAAATTTATAAAAGATAGGATAGGAAATTTACCTTCAAAAATTTATTAAAATTTAGTTAACAAATATTCTAGTGGGTATATTTGGAAATTTAAAAAATGTTTCGTATATTCAATTAAAATTAAGTTATGAAAGATCACAGTTTATTAGTAGAAAGATATAGACCAGTCACATTAGAAAACTATGTAGGTAATGAGCATATCAAAAAATCAATCCAACAATATTTGGATCAAAATGATATCCAAAACCTTATATTCTATGGACCAGCTGGAACAGGTAAAACTACATTAGCTAAAATAATAGTTAAAAATTTAGATTGTGATTACCTTTATATAAATGCTTCAGATGAGAGAGGTATTGAAACTATTAGAGACAAGGTATCAGGTTTCGCAAGTACAATGTCTTTCAAATCTATCAAAGTAGTAATATTAGATGAGGCTGATTTCTTAACTATTCAAGCTCAAGCATCACTTCGAAATGTAATTGAAACATTTTCTAGAAATACAAGATTTATTTTAACTTGTAATTTTGTAGAGAGAATAATCGATCCACTCCAATCACGTTGTCAAGTACTTAAAATTGTACCCCCAACTAAAAAAGATGTAGCTAAACATGCTGCTTGGATCTTGGATCAAGAAAAAATATCATTTGAATTAGAAGATGTGGCTACAATTGTAAACCAATTCTACCCAGATCTACGTAAAATCCTTAATACTATTCAATTATCTACACATAACAATACACTTACTGTAGATAAATCGATACTCGTTTCATCCAACTATATGACGCAGGTTCTTAAATTACTATGCGGTAAAAAACCGGATTGGAAAGAAATTAGACAAATTATAGCTAATGCAAATGTTCAAGATTTTGAAGAACTATATCGTTTCTTATTTGACAATGCTGAACATTATGCTAGTGGAAATGAAGGAATGGTAGCATATTATATAAATGAATATTCATTTCAATCAACATTCAGAATAGACAAAGAGATAAATTGTATGGCTTTGATTTCAAAGTTAATAGAATTAGCGAAACCTAAAGTAATATGATAAATTTCCTTAGATACCTAATTATTTGGATTTCTCAAAATTTGTCCGTACCTTTCTGGACAGTAGGTCATATTCATTTAATGCACACTGTCTATGAAGATATACATGAAATATTAGCATCCTGTGGAATGAATATTATAGTAGCAATAGGATTCTTTTTAGATTATAAACAACAACATAAAAACAAATAAAAATGGAAAATCAACCACAAGTAAACATTGACTTAAAGTCAACAACATCAATTGAAACACCAGATGGAAACAAAATATTCCAACAAGGTGTATTGCTTAGAAAAGTATCTAAGTTTGTAGTAGGAGCTAAAGAAGATGCAGTAATGCCAATTCCTGTATTCTATGATCCAGTTTCTGGTAAAATTTTAGAAAGTACTATTCCTACAGAATTGAGAGAAGAATACAAAAATGACACAATCTAAGAAACAGATTAAAAACATTTTTGGATGGTTAGAGGAGATAACAGTAAATAAATCTCCTCTAGACATCATTTCAGACGAGTCATGGGATACTTGGAATAGTTACATGGTTCACCGTTATGTGAGTATGAATCAAGATTATATTGATATTGTTAATCTTGTACAAAAGATCAACCCCCAAAATAAAAAACAAATATATTCAATTTATAAAGAGATGATACCTAAAAGAAAAATGTGGCTCAAATATATTAAAAATGAAGCTAAAAAAGAACAAAAAGAATTAGAAGAATATATAGCAAAATATTTTGACTGTTCTCTTGGAGAAGCAGAACATTATATTGATATTCTAAGAGGTAGTGGTGTTAGAGAAATATTGAATGAAATGGGAGTTGAATCAAAAGAATCAGATAAATTAATTAAAAAAGCTAAATTAAGTATTAAATAATGGACAAAGTAAATCATCCAAAACATTATGGGGGAGAAAGTAATCCATATGAAGCTATTAAAGTAATAGAAGCATGGAACGCTAATTTTAATATAGGTAATGTTTTAAAATATATCTCCAGATGTGGAAAAAAAGATGTAGAAATTCAAGAACTTGAAAAAGCAGCCTGGTATCTAAACAGAGAAATAGAAAATAGAAAAAAAATAGAAGAGGCTGAATATGATCCACAATTTTAAATATGACTAAAAGTAAAAAAATACCTCAAATAGTTAAGGAAATAAGAAGTTTTAAACAAGGAGAAATAGACTACTCCTTTCAAAAAAACATTTCTTATTCCCAACTATCTTTATATAGAAGTTGTCCTCACAGGTGGTCTCTTCAATATAAAGACGGGTATAAAGTATTTACTTCAACTATTCATACTGTGTTTGGAACTGCACTTCATGTTGCTATTCAACATTATTTAGATGTTATGTATGAAAAAAGTGGAGCAGAAGCTGATAGAGAAGATATTGAATCTATATTTGAAGAAGCATATCGAAACGAATATAAAACTCAATATGATAAAAATAAAAAACAACATTTTAGTTCATCTGAAGAATTGAGAGAATTTTTTGAGGATGGTCTTAAAATATTATCTTATTTAAAGAAAAAACGTAACTTATATTTCTCTAAAAAAGGATATTATCTAGTAGGATGTGAAGTCCCAATTTCAATTACACCACATCCTGAATTTAACAATGTCATATACCAAGGATTCTTGGATGTTGTATTATATCATGAACCAACCAATACATTTGAAATAATCGACATTAAAACCAGTACTAGAGGCTGGGATGCTGATACTAAAAAAGATGAGGATAAACAATTTCAATTAATATTATATAAACAATTCCTTTCAGCTCAATTTAATATTCCAATAGATAGTATTAGTATCAAATTTTTCATTTTAAGGAGAAAAATATATGAAAATGCTGATTTCCCTATCTCAAGAATTCAAGACTTTATTCCACCTTCAGGTAAAATAAAATTAAGCAAAGCAAATAAAGCATTAAATGATTTTATTGAAGAAATATTTGATGAAAATGGGTATAAAAACAAATCCCATACACCTACCCCATCTCAAAAAACTTGTTTCTTTTGTCCATATAAAGATAATAAGGAATTGTGCTCTGCATCTTTATAGAATCCCTATATATGTATCATCGTATATAATTAAAAAATAAATATAATATTATGAGTACTAAAAAAGAACTAACACTAACAAGTGTAAAAATCCAAAGTGACATGTTTGAAGAATTTAAAATTCAATGTGTAAAAAGAAAATTTTCATTTCAAAAATTAGCTGATAGAGCTGTTTTCTTGTATCTATCAAATGAAGATTTTAGAAAAATGATCCACAATACAAGTATTGCAGATTCTATAGAAGAATAATCAATATTTGGATACTTAAAAAATGTTTTGTATATTAAATTAAAATAAAATATTAAATGAAAGAAGGTTACATTAAAAGAGAGGATCGTAAAAAAATCTTGTTACTTACAGATGACATAAGAGTACACTCAGGTGTAGCTCATATTGCCCGTGAAATGGTTATTCACACATCCCATAGATACAATTGGGTTCAATTAGCTGGAGCAATTAATCACCCAGAAAAAGGTAAACGTTTAGATTTATCTGAAGATACAGGAAAAATGACTGGTATAGAAGATGCTTCTGTAGTATTATATCCTACTGATGGATATGGAAATCCAGATCTAGTTAGACAAATTATGGAAATGGAAAAAATTGATGCCATTTTCTTAATTACAGATCCAAGATATTTTACTTGGTTATTTCAAATCGAAAATGAAATTAGAAAGAAAATTCCAATTGCTTATCTTAACATTTGGGATGATTATCCAGCTCCAATGTATAATAAAGAATTCTATGAATCTTGTGATGCATTGTTTGGAATTTCAAAACAAACAGTAAATATCAATGAAATAGTTTTAGGTAATAAAGCTAAAAGTAAAGTAATTAAATATGTTCCTCATGGTTTAAATGAACATACATTCAAACCAGTTGATCCTAAAAATGAAGAATTAGCTAAATTTAAAAAACAAATTTTAGGAAATGAAGAATATGAATTTGTTCTATTATTCAACTCAAGAAACATTAGACGTAAATCAATTCCAGACACTATTTTAGCTTGGAGATTATTCTGTGATCAAATTGGAGAAGAAAAAGCAAAAAAATGTTTACTTTTACTCCATACAGACCCAGTAGATGATAATGGAACTGATCTACCAGCAGTAATAGAATATTTGTGTCCTGAAGAATATTGTAATGTTAAATTTACTAATGGTAAATTTGATGGTAATGGAATGAACTTCCTATACAATATAGCAGATGGTGTTATCTTATTAACATCAAACGAAGGATGGGGATTAG